AGCCCCAAAATTTTCATCTGGCGCGTTACACTGTCCTGCGCGTCTTTCTGCACCTTAAAGGCCGGGTGCGGTACTTTCTTGCTGCCGTACCTGGTTTCCTCTATTACCCAGGTCTGGGTCAGTTCGTCTATATCGCCGTTAGCCAGGTCGAGCGTCCGCAGCGCGCTGGCCAGGGCCTGTATCTGCATATCGACACCGGCGCTGTAGGTGCCGGCTTTCTTAAGGGCCTTTACTATCTGCTTCCGGTAGTCGGAAATAGTTTTTACGCTTTCTGCCATAAAACAGGTATTTTGTGCAATTTTATTTGCGTTTTCGTCAATTTTTCGCCGATTTTGGAAATTTGGCGTAAGTTTCGGCCACTTTGGGCCAAAGTTCCGCAAATCCAAATTTTTACTTTTCGTCGCTCAAAACTGGGGGCGAGGTTTAGAGCGGCACCGGGTCGATTAAAAAACAGCCCCCCCCTTAGCCAAAAAATTTCTCCACCACGGCGGCTACCTGTGCTTCGTTGCGTCGCTTTGTTGCTGCACGCCCGCACCTGCCTAACTCTACGTGTGTCTGCACGTGGCAGTCGTGGCACAGTGCCCGCAGGTTGTGCGGGTCATACATAAGCCTGCGTTTCTCTGCCAGGCTCAGCCCATCTTCCACAGGGGTAACGTGGTGTACTTCCGTAGCCGGTGTTACGATGCCCTGCTGCTGGCAGCGCTCGCACAGCGGCGTAGTCGTCAGCTTATCACGTCGCAGCTTTAGCCATCTGTCTGTATGGATCAGCCGCTGGTAGTCCTTATCCTTTGCCATTTCTCTTTACATTTTCGGGTGTGGTTTCCCAGTCGCCCAGGTCGTTAAACATATCCAGTATATCGTCGCCCACGGAAGCCGGCCTACGCTGCCTGCGCCCGGCCGCAGCATCTGTGTACTGGGTTAGGATATTCAGCATAGCGCGTGTTAGTTCGCAGACGTTCTTAAAGCCGTACGCTTTCTGTAACGCCTGTAACCTGCGGTACTGCGCTTCGTCCACAGATACGTTTATACGTTTCCGGTTAGTCATTATTCCAAGTTATGTTTACGCAGTAAGTAGTTTAAGCTGTCCAATAAGGACTGCTGTACGCCTTTCTTACTCTCCAGGGCGGCGTTAGCCCTTTCGTCCACGGTATGGCTGCACAGCAGCTTATACACAGTAACCGGGTACTGCTGGCCCTGTCGATGCAGGCGGGCATTTGCCTGCTGGTATAGCTCCAGGTTCCAGCCGGTACCAAACCAGACGATATAGTGGCCACCCTGCTGCATATTGAGGCCGTAAGCCGTGCTGGCAGGATGCGCCAGCAGTACGTCGATCTTGCCGGCGTTCCATTCCAGCAGCTGGGCTTCGCCCTCATAGGCCACCACCCGGTAGCCCTTTAGCTTTTTGGCGATCCTGTCTATATCGTGCTTGTACTGGTAAAACACCAGCACAGGGCTGTTAGCAGCTTCCACCAGTTCTGCCAGCCTTTCCAGCTTTTCGTCGTGGATTTCGTGTACGTTGCGGTCTTCATCATATACGGCGCCGTTGGCAAACTGGCTTAGTTTGTTCATAAGGCCGGCGGCAGAATTGGCCAGCACGTTTGCGGGTTCGCTTCCGTGTTCGGCCTTAAATTCCAGTACCTTTTCCTTTTCAAAGGTGGCGTATTTGTCCATTATGGCTTTGGACAGTTCCACCCTTTCGGTGTGTACCAGCAGATCGGGTAACTGCAAATAGTCTTTGGCCTGCATCGACAGGCAAATATCCGCGATCTTGTCCCGGATCAGCTTTTCACAGCCTGGCTTGCAGGTGGCCCGCACTTCTATGTTATTCCACTTGTGGACGTCGAAATAGGTTTCCTTATACCTGGTAACGGACTTGCCCAGACGGTCGCCCATATCCAGACAGTACATTTGCGCCCACAAATCCACCAGGCCGTTAGGGGCCGGCGTGCCGGTAAGGCCGATAACGCGCTGCACCGTCGGCGTGGCTATCCGCATAGCCTTAAACCGCTGCGACTTGCTGGACTTAAAGCTGGTTAGTTCGTCGATAACCAGGACGTCGAAAGGCAGCATACCGCCGTAGATGCCGCACAGCCATACGAAACTATCGCGGCCGATTACGTACACGTCGCCGGGGCTTTCCAGGGCCAAACGGCGCTGCTTTTCTGTTCCCATCACTTTTACCACCCGCAGGCCGGCCAGGTGTTCCCACTTTGCCGCTTCCGTCGTCCAGGTGGTTTCGGCCACTTTCTTAGGAGCCACCACCAGCACTTTTTCTATTTCGCAGTCGTCGATCATTTGCTGCACGGCGGTAAGGGTGCTTACCGTCTTGCCCAGGCCCATATCCAGGAAAAGGCCGCAGCGCGGGTGCTGCAAAATCCATCTTGTAGCAGTCCGCTGGTATTCGTAGGGTCTATAGATCATTTTCCAAACCGCTTATAAAGTCCGCACCTGCCAGCAGGACGTCCACCTGCTGTTTGCTCTCCACCACAGCCACCGTGTGGCCCAGGCGGCGCAGCTGTTCGTGGCGCAGCTGCTGTACCTTGTTAGGGCGCTTGCCCTTGCTCTTGACTTCCACCCATACCGTAACACCACCCGGTAGGACTGCCACGCGATCCGGGTAACCTACCACGCCGGGGTTACTGTACTTAAGGCACACGCCGCCCAGGTCTTTTACCCGCCGCACCAGGTAGGCTTCCGTAGCCTTTTCCGATACGTCGGCGTGCTTCACTATGTTTTCTATCTTCCTTTCCATTTCGGGTAATTTCTGGCTTGTAAACTCTCGCGTGCGCGCGTAACTTTACGCGGCTGTAGGTACAGGTACGTTTTTACGTATTTTTCCACTATAAAACATTACTTTACTACTTAGTATTATTTTTTGGTTTACATAGTTTACAAGCATACATTTTATTTTATATCAGTCATTTAGCTGTAAACTGAAAGTGTAAACCTAAATTTTTGCTTTGGTTTCAGTTTACACCCTGCCGGGCTTGTAAACCAAGCGCGTAAACTCGGTTTACAGGCTTCGGTTTACAAATCTTCGTCGTCTCCTGGCGGCAGGTCGTCGTAGGTTTCCAGGCTCCTGCGGAAAGCTTTTTGCGTACCGTACAGCTGGGCCGCGTGGCGGCTGCTGCTTATCCTTTCCCAGCCGGGCGTATCGTCCAGCAGGCGGCATACTTTCCGCGCCAGGTACTTGTATTCCTTGTCGGCCATTTCGCGGCCCATCCGTTCGCAGATAAACTCTGCCGCGCAGACGCGGGTACGCTGCTGGGTGCCGGTGGCGTCCAGCGGGTCGGGGTTGCTCCAGAAAGCCCGCCGGCGCTTCAAATCCCAGCTATCCCAGTCGGCCGGTAGCTTCGCTTCCAGGAAGCCGGCCAGCAGGTCGCGCAGCGGGTCGTCGGCGTCGTCGTTATAGTCTTCCTGGCGCTGCCGTGCTTCGGCTTCCAGGTCGCCCGGCAGGTACAGCGCTTCGCCGTCCCGCCAGTTCTGGACGGCTTCGGCCCAAAGCTGGTTTCTGTCCTGGATCAGCGCGCCCAGCCAGTCGCTGTAACGGCGCAGCGATGCGTCCACAGGGATAACCCAGAAGCGCCGGTTACCGGTGTCGCCCTTTAGGAAATTCACTTCGTTAGTGGTGCCGCAGAAAACGCACTGGCGCGGGTATTTCTCCACCACGCTGCCGTAGGCCGCGCGGTATATGTCTTCGCGCCTGGTTATGTAGTTCTTTACCTGCTCCACGTCGCTGCGTTTGATGCTGGACAGTTCAGCGAGTTCTATTACCCAGCCCATACGCAGCTGCTCCATACCGCTTTTGCCCTCTGTGGTAGTTAGGCTGTCGTTAAACCAGTCGCCGCCCATAACGGCAAACAGGGTGCTTTTTCCGATGCCCTCTGCACCTGTGAGGATCAGGCAGTAGTCGTACTTGCAGCCGGGTGCCATTACGCGGGAAACGGCGGCGGTAAAGTGCTTGCGGGTCATAGCCCTATTTAGTGGCGTGTCTTCCGCGCCCAGGTAGTCTATAATAAGCCGATCCAGGCGCGGCACGCCGTCCCATTGCAGGCCGCTTAGGTATTCGCGGATAGGGTGCGCCCGGTGCTTCGTCAGCACGGCGTCTTTGGCGTCCTTTATCTTGTCTTTGCCGCTAATACCGTAGTTTTCGTCCAGGTATACCCGCAGGTTAGCGTCGTCCCTGTTTCCCCACTGGGTGGCTTTCCTGTCCCACGGCAGGCCGCCTTTAACCAGGTCGAAGCCGCTAAACAGATCGTGCCATATATGGCCTTTTAGTTTAGGGTCGTTTTCCAGGATCGTAATTATATTTTTGGTCGTAGGCTTCGGGGCGCCCTTGCGGTCGTATTCCAAAGCTTCCATCCATTTGTCTGCGTCCGGGTCTTTGTCGGCGTCGTCTTCGTACGTGTCCGCTATGCCGTCAAAATCGGCGTCTACGGACGCTTTGCGCTCTTTGGTAAGTAGACGCCTTACCGCACCGTCGGCGGCGGCAAAATCGGCCATTTTGAGACTGGACGGCAGGCGGGAAATATCCTGCACTTTGCTGTCTTCGTCGTAGACGCCGAAAAGGTGTATACGCACCAGGTCGTAGGCGTTGCAAAGCTGCATACTGGCCGGGTCGGTTTCGTGGTGGCTGTAGGCAAATTTTCCCTCATAGCACACCAGGCCACCGGCTACCGATCCTTTGCGGTAGGTGTAGCGGCCGTCCGTGGCGGTCTTTTCGTAGGCGTCCTGTAGGAAAGTGTCTATAGCGTCTTCTATCGTGTAGGCACGGCAGAAAGCGCCGATAAGGCCCGGTTTTTCCAGCGGGTCGCCGGCCTTGCGCAGTTCGTGGGCGATCGCGTCACCCTCTCTGGAAGACGTGGGCCACTGGCTGGCGTCGTTAATATCCTTATAGGTGGCCAGCACCGCGTCCACGTCGCACGCGGGGCCATCCTGGTACTGGAAGACGTACTGGCCGTCCCGGCTGGTGCTGGGCCAGTAGAAAAGGCGCGGCAGCTGGTACGTGGTTATGTCGAAAAGTTCTATACCGATTTCGGCCGCGATCCGGCGGCAAAGCGGTTCGTATTCGGCCGGGGTTACCTGCCTGGAAAGCGGGAATACCAGCCGGTACCGCGGCTTTTCTTCGGTATGTTTGTGCGTGCTGTAGAGCATAGCGGCGAAGCCGTAAGCCATCGTAAAGTCGTCCCAGACGTCCGGCGTACCGTAGTCTATATCCAGGGTGGCCAGCGTGCGGTACATTACGTTAGGGGTCTTGCGGATACCACCGGTAAGGTAGCCACCGACAAAGCCGCCCACGTCCTTAATGTCGCTTTGTTCTTCGCGGCTCATTTTCAGATACTCTTTTACGCTTTCGCCAGTGCGCTTCGTCTGGGCGCACTTGTTTACTACTTCGCTCCACTTCCATATACGGTTTTTCCATTTTTTGGATAACCGGCTGTGGGCGGTCGCTAAGTCTACTTCAAAATCGTATTTTAATTTAATTGCCATTGTTGTAACGTCCTATCTTGCCAGGCGGCGCAGCTGGGCCGCGCCGTGCTGGTTCAATCCCTCAACCACGCCGCCGCTGTAGCGCAGCATCCACCTGCCGCCTACCCATAGGACAGCGGCCTGGCCGTTGCGCGTTGCTACCAGATCGTGGCGGCAGATCATTTCGCCGGCGCAGTCATAGTGGCCGGTGGCTACGTGGCGCAGCGCCTGGTAGTGGTGCCGTATACGCTGCTGGGCTTCTTCCTTTCTTAACATAGCTATACGTTTAACATATCCTGTAAATGCCATTTCGTGTTCTGCAAATCTTCGTAGGCAGACTGCCTAAAATCGTAGTGCTGGTTATCCAGGTTTAGGCCGTCTATGCTTTCCAGGACTTTTTTAGCGGCGTCCAGGTGGGCTATGGCTTTCTGTACTCTGTGTATGTCTGGCTGTCT